TGCCATTACTAGCTTTCCAAGCTTGAATTAAAACCATAGGATCAGAATCGCTATCAGAATCAAGCATCATTATATCAAAAGTTATTTCAGAGACTTGAGTTTCTAAATTTTCAGATGGCAAAATAACGACAGATCTACCAGATACTTGCGCTCTTGTATTAGTTTCTCCAAATCCAGCTTTTTCAAATAAAGTATTTGGGACATAAAGAAATGCTTTACCATCTATCTCAATTCGTTTTGGAGTAAAAGTATCTACCATATTTTATTACAATTGTGGTGTTAAATCAAAGGTAAATGAATCTAATTGACCCATTAAGTTAAATTTCATTGAACCAGTAACTGCTCCAGTTGAAGTATCGACTACAACACTTAGGTTTGTTTTAAATTCAGTCTCAAGTTCTGGTGAATATTGAAGCACATTATAAGGAAAGTCAGTTAAATCTAACCAAAGGCTAACAATATAAGCTCTAATTGATTTTTCGTTAGCATAGGTTGCTAATGGATTGTTTGGTAAAGTACCTTCTGTTAAACCAGATTGAGCATAAAAACTTTTCATGTTTTTAAAGATATACTCTCTGGCAATTGTAGCACAATCAGACTTATTCAAAGTTTGATAAGTATAACCATCAGCAGTTGGAGTTGCTTGTTTGTAAGCAGTTGTCCAAAATTTATTTGTAACTGCAACAATGCCGCTTTCATCCATGCTTAAAGTTGAGCCACCTAAATCTCCTAAACCTTTGATTTCGGCTAAAGTAAATCCTTTTCCAGTTGTGATAGCGTTAAGATCATTAAGCTTCATGTTGGCATAAGGCAAGGCAGCAGTAAATAAACCACCTCTGTTGTTATTACTCATCATAAATGAGCTAATAGAAGCATTTTCTTTTAGTCTTTGTGCTCTTAAACCAGCAATGTAGGCTGGTAAAACATAATCTAACTCAACAATTTCGTTTCCTTTCCAGTCAGAATCATTCACTAATTTTAAGCAGATGTAAGGAGTAATTATTTTTGAAGCTAATGTTGCAGGAGCTAAAGCGGTTACATGGTTAGCGTAAGTGTCAGTTTTACAAACCATACCAACGCCATCTAAGATAGTATTTCTAGTATTAAATTTAGCTTCTAAATGAGTTTTTACAGTTGCCAAAAAGCATACTGGGAAAATAATATCATATCTTGCGGCATCGATTTTAGATAAAACACCAGTCAAAACAGGGTCAGTTGCACCATTTGTAAAAGCTGTTATTGTTGCAGCAACTCCACTTGGCAAACTCTCGACTTTAATTGAAATTCTATTACCTTCTGTTCCCTTATTTTTAGCCGTAAGGGTAACTGTTCCAGTCGAATTTGAAGCGGTTACTGGTGAATTATTATCTGCGGTAATAGCAGTTACTAAATCAGCACCAATGGTTGTTGCCGTTGAAGCTGTCGTTACTGCAATTGCGTATTTGTTTTTAATATAAGAGCCAACAGTTACATATAAAGTTCCAGCAACGGGGCTTGAAGCTGTAAAAGCAACTGATCCAGTGGCTTGAACACCAGAGCCGTTATCGGAAACAATGATTGCATCTAATCTTGTGTTTGGGCTTGCTTGTCTAAAAGCGTCAATCATTAAATGACCAATTGAGCCAGCTCCACAAAGGTCTTTACCTGCATTAAGTCCAGTTCCAATATTTGAAACTAAATTACCGGTTGTAAAAGAACCTGCGGATGTTCCTTGTGCTAAAATTAAAGGTATTCTTGCTCCAGCATCAATTTTTTGTAGCGAAGATAATAAATTAAATTCTGAAATAGGATAAGCGCCAGCCATAATTATTCTTTTGATTTAGTTTTAAATGATGATTTTGTAATAAGTTGGAAGTTAGATTTATTTTCTTCAAATCTAAGTTGTTCAAACCAAATGGAATCTAGGGGAGTGTTAGCTTCATCTACTTCAATTTCTATAGAAGTGTCTGCTTTATACCATTTTTTCTTGATATAAAAGTCTTTTAAAAACTTTAATTCTGCTTTCATGTTTATTTTGTTTAGTGTGGTGAACTAAAAATTAGGTAGTGGTGATACCTTAAAAATAATTAAACTTGTGAAAAAACAGGTTGCAATTAATATTAGTCGTTATTAACCTTAAGTTAATAATCACCACTTATTAATATGACCTTAGATCCAAGTTTTTTAGCTAAATTAGCGCAAGATAGCGCAAACGAGACAATCAAAAGCAATTTTCAAGATTACTTTAAAAAATTTGCTTATCCGTTTATTCATCCCGGAAATAAATTGATCGAAACTTGGAGTATTGATTTAATGTGCGAATATGCACAAGCCGTTGCTGATGGTGAAATTAAAAGACTTATTGTAAATATCCCGCCCGGACTCATGAAGTCCACAATATGGTCTTCCGCCCTCCCTTCTTATATTCTAGGCAGAACTCCTTACGAAAAAATATTTGCCATTTCAAACAAAGAAAATCTTGTAAATAGAAATATTGGTTGGACTAAAAGAATTACGGAAGAAAAAAAATTTCAAGAATTATTTCCTGAATTTAAAGCTGATGACAGAAAAAATACTGAAACACATTTTAGAACTACAAGAAGTGGAGAAATGCAAGGTTTTGCAACAGAGGGAAATATAACAGGAGAAAGGGCAAATTACCTTATTTTTGATGATTACATGTCTTCAACAATGATGCAATCTGAAGCTACAAATAAAAGACTTTTACAAAAATATGATGATACTTTTGAGCGGCGCGCTGATGTAGTAAGAAATTCAATTACAATTATTGAACAAAGGCTAGGAACAAATGATTTAACTGGGTTTTTGTTAAGAACAAGAAAGGATGAATATGAACATCTTTGCTTGCCAGTCGAATTTGAAGAAAAAAAATATTTTTACATTGGTAATTTTAAAAAAGAAGTTAATGAAGGCGATTTACTAGCTCCAGAGCTTTTAACAAAAGAAAATGTTGAACAATTAAAAAATCGTGTTGTTGATCCTGAAACAAATATTGCTAATGGTAAGCAAATATTTTTTACTCAATACATGCAAAAACCAATGGAAGATGGCGGTAATATAATAAAAATAGAATCTTTTCAAAGATTTGATTTAGAAAATTTACCAAATATGGAATTTGAATCAATATATGTTAGTGCTGATACGGCATCAAAGACAAAAAAAATAAATGATCCTTCAGGATTTCTTAAATTTGGAGTTAAGAAAAATTGTATATATTTGATAGACCGATATAATAAAAGATGTATATATTCAGAAACAAAACAAAATTTATTATTTTTTGCTGCAAAATTTCCTTCAGCAAATGATATTTTAATAGAAGAAGCATCAAGTGGTATTGCATTAATACAAGATTTAAGAAAAGAATGTCATTACGGCATAATTTCTGTATCAACCAATAATATACCAAAAGAAAATAGAATAAATAATTCTACTGGCTCTATTTCTAATGGTAATATTTTTATACCAAAAAATGCAACTTGGTTATTTGATTTTGAACAACAAGTTATGCAATTTCCTAATGGAAGACATGATGAAGATTTAGATTGTTTGTCTCAATTTCTTACTTGGTTCAAAAACAAATCTATTGATTGGGATAAAAAGTTTATGGTGTTTTAAAAGCGACTACCACATTTTACGCAATAAAAAGGTTCGTTTGAGTTACAAAGAATAAGAACTAGCCAAACAAATATCCAAAAGCCAGAAGTAAAAATACTCAAGATAAAGTGCAGAATATGACTAGGAACTTTTTTATTTGCTGGCATAATTTTATCGCAACATCTGCAAAATCTTTGCTCTTGTTTGTTTGTCATGTTATTTATTTAGATTTACTTTTTAGCTGTTCTTCTTTCCACACAAAATAATTAAATGACATTTTTTCGCATGCAGTAAGTTTTTTTGATGGCTCATAATCTTTTTTGTAAAATAAAATTAACTTATCTTTATTATCTCTAAATTTAAATTTTAATTTATGATTTTTATAGCCAATAATTTTAATATCTTTATGAGGAATTTCTTCGTAAAAACGAGTTTTTGAATTTACATTAAATATCCTATATTTTTTTAATAAGCTTTTAAGAATTATATTATAAGAAAATTTGCAAGGAAAAATATTAATTAAAAACATTAATAATTTAGAGTTAATCTTCTTCATCAACATCTCCATTAATTTGCATTACAGAAGTTTCAAAGCCTTCATTATCTAAAACATCAAAATCAAATGTTCTAAATGCAAAGTAATCATCAGGTTCAACTCCGTCACCTTGATTAAACCAACCATTAGCTTGAAAGGTATATTGATGAACATAGTAAGAGCCATTAAACAAAAACATTCCGTTACTTACAGAAATAAGGCTTGAATATCTTACTTGATTAAGATTGGAACTTGGTTTGAATCCAAGTAATGCTTTAAAAATATGAGGTTTGTAAGAATAGGCTTTATCTTTGGTTAAAGCGTAAAGTAATTCATCGTTTGTAGCTCCACAAGGAATAAAAATATAAACAGTCGCATTTTGATAAAAGTTTTCTCTTATTGATTCGCCGTTTAAGTTGTTGCTTATTCCATCGCCAGTATTTCTTTGGTTCTTAGAGGTTGTTTCTTCTCCTAAAACAACAAACGCCCATTTATCTGATTGTCCGCTATCAACATCACTTTGGAACATTGCCGCCGCTCTTTCGTAGTCAACAGCTCCAGTAATACATGGATCAAATCTTGCTGAAATAGTGCCTTGCGCTGGCGTTCCTAAAGTTGAAGCGCAAGCGTAAGTAAAAGTTGTTGGTGTCGGCACAGATACAACAGTTTTATATCCGTTATAACCATCTTTGTAAGTTGTTAGCTGGGTGATTGTGCCAGTCGCTGGGGTTGTAGGGCTTCCGCTTACTTCAAAAATAAAAGTGTAAGCATTAATTAGTTGTTTGCATTGCAAGGATCTAGCGGGGTTTGCAACTGCATCTTGTGTCGCACCATAAACAGTATATGTAAATGTTGTGCTGGTTGGTACGCTGTTAAGTGTAGTAACTTTGTTATAGTTCTCATTACTGGCACCAAAAATCTGCACTTCAACATTTGCGTTATTAACATATCCATGCGGTGTTTTAGTGGTTACTGTTGCAGTAGTCCCGCTAATAGTTATGCTTTGAATGTCAATAACTGGCGCAGATAAGAAATGATTTTTATCAGTATAAAGTGTTTTAACTCCGTTATAGTCAGATTGATTAGCTCCATTTATTTCAACTGTTGTGTTGCCTCTAATTAACGGGTGCTTGCCTGATGTAATTGCTAAAACATAATTGCCAGTTCTTGTTAAAGATGTAATTACTAAAGGCACTTTTGCCCCAACAATTAAAACCTTTTCGCCAACTGCCAGTCCGTGAGCTGTCGCTGTTGTTGCTGTTGCAACTCCTGCGGTTTGCGTTAAAGAACTAACTGATAAATTGGTTGTAAAATCGCCAGTATATCTAGGTAATATTGCTTTAAGTTGATTTACTATTTCTTCTGTTTTCATTTTATTAATTTAATAAATTATTTTTTATCACACCAACTTTCTTTTTTCTCGCCATAATAAATCCTAGCCAAGCCTTCTTTTTGCAAAGCGCGACCAACATCAATATTATTAATCTTAACGCTTGCCAGCAATCGACCGCCGTATTTATCATGTTTAATATTACTTATTTCAAAAGTCTTTAAATTCTTTACCAAATTTTTAGTAAATTCAGAGGCTTTTTCAGCAAGCAAAGCTTCTTGTTCACATTTAGCGCGACCAGCTTTTTCAGGCGTGTCAATTCCACTGATCCTAATCGAATATTTCAAAGGCAGCATTGCGGGTATTTCGACCCTTAAAGTGTCGCCATCAATTGCTTCGATTATTTTCCAATTAGAAGTTTTTGGGGCTGGATTAAAAGCATAGGCTATAATAATCCAAAAGCAAAATATTGCAATAAAAATGGCACCAAATTTCATAAATTAAATTTAAATATTTTCTGTTTTCATTACTGCCTCGTGTTTTTTAATCCATTCCCATATCTTAAATCTAAAATTGTAATGGTGTTCTCGTAATACTCCCTATAAACCAAAAAAGATGCCGTTAAATATCCAACTTGAGCTTCTAAACAGCTAATCCGCTCTTTATCTGTTTTTAAATTAATTTGTTTGCAAAGCTTATTGTATTCTTTTTCTGATTTTGTCTGCAACTTTTCAAATTGTTGGGCTGCATCATCTGCGTAAGCTTGCTGGAAAGAAGCAAAAAATAACATTAAAAGGGCTATTTGTAAGATTTTTAATGGTGAAAGGTTTTTAAGCATATTTTCAAATCAGAATTATTTTTTTGATAAATTTAACTCGGCTATTAACTTATAGTTAATAAAACTAACTTACAACAACTATTTTATTTGAGAGTTTATGGCTTGTCTTATGTTGTTCATAATGTTGCCGCGAGCTAAAGTAATTGGGCGAATAAGGTTGTTTCTTGGGGCGATATAAGCTTTGCTTTCATTTCTACCGCCTTTCTCTTGAATAGCTGCATAAGGTGTATTTGCAGAAATTTCTAATCTATTAGTACCAAGTGTTTTTCCTTTAACGCTTCTTGCTAATTCTCCAGATAAGATTGCAGAGCTTTCTAATCCACTTTTATTTGATGCTTGATGGTTTGTATATCTTCTTCTTTTCTTTACAATTATTGGATAAATTTTGCCTGTTTTAGGCTTGTTCATCTCATCTTTAATAAGTCCGCCTGTTGTAGTTCCTGCGCTACCTGCAATTTCTATCGAGCTATTTTGCAAGCCCTTTCTAATTCCTTGTTGGATTATCTTATCCAGATTAAAAATTGATTTTGGAATTTTAGACTTAACATTCATGCCATTCTTTTTTAAAATTAGGCAATCCCATTTCTTCCCAATTAGTTGGAGGCTCTGTTGCTTTAAAAATAATTTGATTATTATTTAAACAATTTTTATCTGCACAATTACATTGTTTGCAAAAAGAATAATGTCCTTTTTTTGTAAAAAATAAAAAAATTAGATCATTGTTTTTTTGATATTTTTCTTTAAAAAAAGAAGGTGCTTTATTAACAAATAAAATATCACTAAATAATTCGTTGTTTAATTGGAATTTTTCTTTAAAAAGATTGAGTATGTTAGGCATATTATATTTTAGTATTTGTTAAAGCTGAACTACCTCTAATTGAGCATTTAAGAAGCGTTAATTCACTTCTTCCTTCGTAATCTGGGATTACTTCAACAATTTCATATCTATTGCCAGAATACTCTAAAAGGTGAATTTTCGAGGCAGTAATTACGCCGTAACGAATAAAGAAATGGTCGGTAATTTTACCAATCGTATTTACGCCATCAAATATTTCTTCACCATTTACGCTTTTTTGTAAAGCCCAAGTTGCAACAATCAAAGTAAGGTTTAAGTTGGGATCAACGTCAGTCGTGCTTGTAGCTTGTTTTGTTTTCTTGTAAATGGAAACATAGGCTTTCATATCACCTATACACGCTTTTGCTGGTCTTGGTTTAATTCTAGCGCAGCTACCCATTAAAAATCTACAATTTTAAATTGACTAAATAAATCCATACCAGCTTGCATATCTTTTGAACTTCCACAATCACCTCTATTCTCATAAAGGTAAGTAATAAATTGTAAAAGAGCTTGCTTAACATCTTCTGGTACATTTGCGTCAGAAGAGCCATAACCAGCAACAAAGTTAATTACAACGGCTTGTTTTCTAATGTTAATATCAGATGGAAATTCTTTGTCAGCTACAAGGTAAATTGCGGAGTAATCAGGTAAGTCTGTAATATAATAATTAGTGGAACTCCAAGTTGTTAAAACTCCATTAAGATAATATTGAATTGAGGTAATTGATTGTAATTTAGATTTTCTTAAAACAATCCCATTATCGTTATATTTAGGAGCTAAAGAACTTATGCCTGTGCAATAATTAAGTCCATCAATACAAGGAAAAGCATCTAGGTAAGTTTTGTAAGTTTTATTGATTAAATCTCTGCCTGTTATTTTTTCAAAAGTTGCAGCGGCAGATTTAATAACAGCGGTAATTAGATTATCATCAGCAGTAAGAATAGTTGGCACTTTTAACCAAGTTTTAACATCAGCTAAACTAATTGGCAATGTTGATCCAGCTCCAGTTACCAAAATATAGTTAAGTGGTTGCTGGAAAGGTAGCCAGTTAGTATTATTTGCCATTATGCCAATCTTCTATTTACTAATTTAATTGTAGTTGCCGCGCCACTTTGAGCAGTTCCTGAAACAATCTTTAAAAACCTTACAGAAGCAAAATCATTTGAATTTGTTGCAGTATATCTGCTAGTTCCAACAACCACGGTAACAATGCTTCCATCGGTCATTCTGTAAAGAGGAAGATAAGTTCCTGACAACTCATTGCAAGCAAGAAAAGTAAAGGCAGTTCCATCTAAAGCAGCGTCAGTAATAAAAGCTAAAATACTAGTTCCCATTACGTCGACTGCATTAGATGTTGTTTGTCCGTCAGCAATTACAACTTCTAAATCAAAATTAATAACTGGTTGAAAATCTTTAGTAGCCATTAGCTTAATGTGATTTCGACTACAATAGTTGCTCTAACTGTATTAGTAGAGGCATTATTAGCAGTAAAGTTAATATTGTTTCCTACAGCAACAGTATTTAAAGCAGTAGGAGTTGCAGAATTTACTTGACCAGCAGCAGAGCCAGAAAAAGGAATTGTAACTGCGCCACCAGTAATTGCAGTTGATCCAATTTTACCTGTTAAAATGGCGTTAGCTGTTGCAATAGCTCCATTAATAATAGTTGTAATTTTGGTAATAGTTCCCGCAACTGGAGATGGTAAATAAACCACCGCAGCAGAAGAAATAGTTGTCATGTCAACAGTCAAATATACTTTTTTAAGGCTTTGACCGTTTCCAGTCTCAACAGTTCCTTCAAGAATAAGTGGATTGTTTTGCGAGCCAGAAACTGGTTGTTCAAATCGATTTAATACGTTTGCTGTCATTATTTTTTACCTTTCTTTTTATTGTTAATTTTAGTTTCTTCTTCTTTGTTTTCAGGAGCTTCTTCGGCTTCTTTTTCTACCAAATCAGAAACCTCAATTTCTTTAACAATTTCAGTTTTAAGAATTATTTCTTCTTCTTTGTTTTCGGGAGAAGAAAAAATAGCTTTGTTTTCAAATTTTGGTAACATTTTTTCTTCTTTAATTTCAATAGCTAACCCATATTTAATAAGATCACTAGCTAAATCTTGCTTTATTTCAACAACTTCATCTTTTTTAAAAAACACAATTGTTCTTGGATCGGTTGCCGTATTATTATCTTTTAAAATTTTTATTTTCATAAATAATTATATTTTAATAAAGAGGGGATTTTAACCTCCCCTCTTTAAAAATTAAACTGCTACTGGAGCAATATTACCTACTTTTTCTACCAAAGCACCAGCAGTTAAACCGCTAGTGATAGAAGTTGAAACAAAAGATAATTTAACATATCTTTTTTGACCAATATACCCAATTTTAGCTACTGAGTTAGCAGCAGATAAAACAGCTTGAGTTTCAGGAACAACTGAAGATGATGGGTCTTGTTTTACCAAATATTCATCAGCAACAGCAGTAAAAGAACCGCCAGAAGTATCACATTCAGTAATAACTGGAGTTAAAATTCCATCAGTTCTTGCTCCTGTAAAAACAATAAAATTAATGCCACCTCCAAAAGAAGCAGTATCAATTTCATTTCCAACAGTAGTTGTGTTAGTTGTAATTGCTTGAACATTCAAAGCAATTTCTGGTTTTTGTAAAGTAGTAATTTCTTTTTTAGCCATTTGTTCCTCTAATATTTAATTAATTAAGCAGCAAGTTTTAATAACTTGATAGCTTCAAAGTTTTTAACACCGCCACCACTTCTAGCAAAAGCATAGAATTTAACTAATGAAGGAGCTTTGTAAGGGTTTCTTTGTATTCTCATTCCAAGTCTATTTACAATTAGATAGCCTTCGTTAAAATCTCCATAAGCAACAGATAAAGCATTGTTTGCTACGCCTTGCATATCATTAGAAAAAATAACTGGTCTTCCTAAAAGAGTTAAATCAGTTCCTTCTTTCATAAAATTAGGGTTAATCAAATATTGACCAACTCCATCTTTAGAAACAACTGTATTAAACCAAGTCATTCTTTTCATTAAGAAAACAGCATTATCTTGATATGCATCTTTTAAAGATGTTTGAAGACATTTTAAGCCATCAACAGTTAATGCGCCAATAGTGCCGCTAGAAATTTGCTCAAGTTTGCCTCTTTGATAAGTTCCAGTAGTGCCTGCAATAGTTGAAGGAGAAGACCAAGCATCATAAGATAAGAAGCCTTTTGGTTTCTCAACTCCGTCCCCGCTTACATAATAAGTATTAAAGTCTCTTTGAAATCTAGTTTGCATTTTATTCAACAACCAACTTTCAACATCAGGAGTATCATCTAATTGAGTTTGAGTTGCAGTTGTAAAAGCAGCAAATTCATTAACTAAAAATTTTAATTGACCAACTTGCGGTGTATTAGTTTCTGACGTTTCAGTAATTTGAGAAACTGGAATAATTGCGCCATTTTCATTATCATCTAAAGTAATCATATATTCATTAGAAGTAATGTTTTCGACAGTAGCCAATTGATTCATTGGAGTAGTTTCAAAATAGCGACCAGTTTTAATGCCGCCGTATTGTGGCATTACAAAATAACCACCATCTGGTCCAATATCAGAACGAAGAGTTTTTAAATGAAGGTCTAAGTCTTTAGATTCACTTTCTTTATACTCTTTTTCAAGAATTGATTTAATATAAGAGTCAGAAAGTTTCTCATCAATAAATTTATTTTTTCTAATATAACTTGTCAAAGAATTTTTATATTCAGAGTTTGGTTCTTGATTAGAACCCTTTTGTTCTTGACGAGATAAAATAGATTCAACTCTTTTTGCTCTTTCTTCAGAAGATTTAACTTCTGCTTTTAATTCTTCAAAAGTTTTTAATTGTTTGTCTAATTCGCCTTGTAAGTTTTTAAGAGTAGAATTAGTTAGACCATCGTATTTTTTTTCTAACTCATTATTGGTTTCTTGGATTTTGGATACCATAGAGGCAATTCCATCAATCGTACTTTTTAATTCAATTGTCATTTTTTAATTAAATTTTGTTAAAATTATTTGTAAATTTTCTACACTTTTAGTAAGCTCTTGCTCTTGCAATAACTTTTCTAAATTTGAAATGCTTTTAGATAAATCATCACGATTCTCTTCTTTCATTTCTTCTTTCTCATCACGAGAAAATTCTTTTATTTTTGAAATAAGTGTTTTTGCTTCTTTATTAGAGAAACCGCTTTCTTTCAAAATAACTTCCACTTCTTTAACAGAAGAAACTTCATCAAGGCTTTTACCTTTTAAAGGGCTTGTTAAAGAAGGGTCATTAAACTCTTTTGCCATCGCAATATATACGTTGTTGATAATTTCTTTGATTTTAGCTTTGTCTCCTTCGGGAATATTAACGCCTTCTCTTGCGCCTTCTAAAACTCCAGCAATAGCAAAAATAGCTCTTGGCACAATATGCGGTTCTCCGTCAATAATATCTACAAAAGGCAATTTGTAGGCATCAAAGAATTTTGAACGACCATTATCAAAATACATAAAGTATCTGTTATAAGAAGCGGCAGGCTCATTTTCGCTTTCAGTATATTCTCTTATTCTTTTTTCAGCACTTGAAGAGTCCCATTCATAATTTCTATCAGCAAAAGGGAAGTTAGTCGTTGGATTAACTGTTTTGATTCCAGTAAGTCTTGCTTTATCATTCATTGGGAAGGTAACAACTGATCCTTCCATTAATTGAGCTTTTTTAATTGCTCTGCATATTGTGCCTTCAATTGTTTTAAACTCGCAATCATCTGATTTGGTCATATAGCCCATTGAGAAACCAGAAATATCGCCATTTTTAAGGTTAGCCCATTTTTCTGCGGCATTAGGAACTAAAAAATTGCCAGTTTTTTCATCGCGCATTAAGTTAAACTTAGCGTTTTTGAATTTTACACCGTAGTTATCAAATTCTATTTGGAATTTACCAATTGGCTTTCTTGTATCATGGTCAGCAAGTAGCGGATAATATTTTGCAGAAGGCTCTTCTTGGAAGGCTTTTGAGTCTAATATGTCATTGCCAAAATCAATATTATTAAAGGCGGCAACATACCCTTCAAAAGAGCCATCTTCTTTAAGTTCTTTTACTTCTAATGTAAATTGCTTGTAACTTAATTCCATAGTGGTGATTATGGTTAATAATAACTTTATAAAAAGTTGTTGCTTATTAAAAAGCAATTGTGAATTATAGTTATTAACTTTAAGTAAATAAAAAAATATGCGCGGAACATCAAAAACTTTTTTATATTTAAAAAAAGTCGAAACATTTTATTTTGACCTAGTAAAACAAGGTAAAATGAAAGAGCCTACCAAAGAATCTTTTTTTAAAGATTATCTTGGCTATGGAAAAACATATTGGATAAAACTTTATGAAAAAAATGATTTGAGAAAAGTTTTTTATGTTGTTGCGGAACTTTTAGAAGAAGTTAAAAATCTGCGAAAAGGTAAAAATAATTTAGAAAAACAACTTAATGAATTATTAAAAAAATAACATGTTTTACGACAATTTTGCCAAAGTAGATAAACAAGAATTTAAAAAATTTCTTATTGATAATAAAACTTTAGAAAAACATGCAATAACAATCAGTTTCCCAGAAATTGTTTCTTATTATAAAAAAGAAACTCATTATTTAAATGATGCAGTTGCTGCTTATGTATTTCCAGTAAGTATCGAATCAATAAATTATCCCGAACAATTTTATATAAAAAAATAAATTTATGTTTATAAGAAGCTCAACTGCTACTAATGATCGCCTGATTGCTTTGGATACTATTGCAAATATAGGTAAAACAGATACTAATACTCTTAAAAAATTAAATCCAAATATAGAATTTTTGGAGCAAAAAAACATTTTTTTAATTTTTTTTACCCATAAAGATAGCAGACAAGACAAAGATGATGTTTTTAATGAATTACATAATTTTCAATACAAATCAGAAGAAGACAGAGACAAAGCTTTTGAAGAACTCTGTGCTTTTCTCAATAGCAATTACAAATTAAGGGATTTTACTTAGAATAACGCTGATTTAGTATAATGGCATTACTACGGCTTTGTAAACCGTGAACGTAGGTTCGATTCCTGCAATCAGCACCACAAACGCACTGCTTCGACATAATAAGACTCGACAACAGGCAGCGGGTCGAAAGAGGGGGGAGATGTTTAGGGTTTTCGGAGAATAACAGTGCTTATTTATTTTTTAACTCTAATCTCCTCAATGCCTGATTTATCTTAAATAATCAACATAGCAACGGCATCTTAAAGTCTCGGAAGCTGGAAGCCTAGAATCTCTTGGCATTTGTGCTAAATAACCACCGACAATAAAGTTTTGATTTAAAGGCACTGTTTGTCCATTTGCTGCTAAATGATTTGGTCTAATTCTATCATCTAAAATTCCACGCCAAACTTTTTTTATTTGTAATCCAAGATTTAAAGCAATCAAAGTTGCCTCTTCTTGTCTTGACCAGCTTTCACCACTTCCAACCAAGGTTTCGGCAATTAACTCCGCTCTTGATTCTTCTTTCTTGTCCAAAGCAATTTTTATTTCTTCCGCAACTGCATTATCTTTGGTTTTTTGCAAAGCCGTTAATTCTTTTTTATATCTCGCCAATCTTGCATTTAGTTTGCTTAAATCGGTTTCTCTCCCTTGAATAAATCCTTGAAAACGGATTTGCATTATTCTTGCTTCCAATTCCTGAATAATTGTTTGTAGCCGCGCTTCTTTTCTAATGTGCTTAGTTAAAGCATTGATTTGAGCTTCGGATAATTCTTTTGCGTTGGTGTTTTGAATATAAAGGGCTTGGCGTTCACTTTCTGTTGCTATGAAAAGAATAGCTAGTCTTTCAAACTCTTTATTGATGTTTTCTAGTTGGTCTTGGCTTATCTCAACATCTAAGGCTTTTCTACTTGGTTTGCGTTCTAAATAACCAAAAGTCTGGATTGTTTCCCTTAGGCAGTCTTTAGAAACCTTGAGAAAGTCGGGGTTGTAATTTCTTGCAACTGATTCAGCATTTACGGATTTAGTGGCTTTGTAAAGATTAATGGCATCCTGATTCATTTGACGAAAGATAGCGCGGATAGGTTTTATATATCGGCTTTCTATCTTTCTTTTTTCAATGTCAATGTTCATTAATTATCTCAAATTCTTTCTAAGAATAATTCTAATATTTTTGCTTTCTCAATAATTCTCATGTCTTTTTCAAAACGACATTGCTGAACTATGAAGCCAATTCCTGAATTTGGTTGTCTTATTACCTTATCTTTAGCAAAAACTCCTATTTCATCAAAATCTAATCTAGTTTGTCCTATGCTTTCACGGCGATCATCAGAGATAAAAAAAACGGGAAGAAGGTTGTCGCTTTTTTCAATGCAACCTTTAGCAAAAATATCTGTATCATCTTTTTTATAAGGCTGGTCAAATTTAAAAAGATATTCTTTCATAAAAATAATTTTGTTTTTTAGAGAATATTAGTTGCAACAATACTATTCGCCAGCAACTAACTTCTCCACTTCCTCATCAGAATAAACCCTATTTCCTTTAATATCAAGAGTTGTGTTTAAAAGCTTAGTAAGAATATCTTTTTCTGTCTCTTTGGTCTTCATTCTTGAGTTTTGGATTTGTTTCCATTTAGAATTAGCCCAAGAGCGTCCAGAATCTCCACCCCAAAGCAACCAAGCAATATAATGATTAGAAGGTTCGCCGTTAGGTTTTTTGTTTTTACCTTCGTTCACTCCGTGTCTAGCAAAATAAGACACCATTCTTGCAACTGTTTTAGGCGTTAAGTTTTCGCGGCTTCTTAATTGGACAGCGCGAGCAACTCCAACATCAGTTCCACCTCTGCCATATTTCTTACGAAGTTCTAAACCACGAGACGCATTTCTTGCCATTGTATCAGTGGGCTTTAAATTAATTCCCATGGCTTTTTCTTCTGATTCATCGTCTTCTTCAAATTCAGTTTCACCGCCATCAATAGTTTCTTCATCTTCCTCATCTAATTCTTCATTTTCATCGGGCATATTTACCATACCTGCTGGAATACCAATGGTATCGCTCATATTTTCATCACCAGCAACCGCAACTTGGTTTCCATCAACATAAAGAGCATCGCCACCAATTCCGCAACGTCCCAATCCAACAAATTCTCTTAATTCGTTTGAAGTAGCTATTTTAGCTTTTTGTAAAACTTGCACTGTGTCAAATAAGCGAGGTTGCAAAGCTGGAATTGAAGATTCTTCAAAACCTATCTCAAAAACACCATCTTCTCTATAAAAGTTAGAATAAACAAAGCAGTAATAATATTCGCAATATTTAGCAAGAAGCGGCAGAACGGCTTTATCATAAAAGTTTAGATTAGCTTCTTTCATGTTTGTGTTTGAAGTGAACTCACCTTCAACCATAGGAAGTGGAATATTCATTTTATTGTAAATTGCCACCCTCATTCTTCGCATTAACTTCTCAAAGTCCATGTCTTTGAGGTTAATGTCTAAAGGCTTAACATCAAAAGGCATTCCAATAAGTAGGTTCTTGCCAGCATTATTATAACCAGAGTAAGCCGTTTTTAAATAATCTCTTATCTTGTCCAATTGATCTTGATTTGGCGGATTTGATCCATCTTTGGGAGTAAATAACATCTTAGAAGATAAGCCGTTCTTCAAAAGGTTTGCGTTATGTATTGAGGCTTCTAAATACTGGTTAATTTCGATTTCAACATTCTGCAAAGGTGAATCACCGTAAAGCATTGAGAATAGCTGATTGTTGGAAGGCTCTTTCCAATGCAATAGTACGCCAAAGCCATCATCTTCAACATAGGCTTCAATTAATTGCCCATTTATGTTATTTATATAGCTTTTACGAAAACATTTTTGTTTTCCATTTGGGTTGTAAAGGTAATATTCAGGATAACCAGACATGTCTTGAACTGGCGTAATATAATCAGGGCGTAGATTATAGACTTCTAGCGGACTTTGATAAACACTTCTTTTATCAGCACTTAGCACACCAGAAAGATAAATGTAATTATTTCCAGTGGCTAAGTAGTGAATAAAACCCTCTTGTTTAAAATCTATCCCAGTCTGCTTAAAATTAGGTTTGCGGAAAGTTTTGACAAAAGGGCTATTCGGTAAAGCTATTCTTGCTTCCTTTTCAATTCTAGTATAAGGAAAAAGAGAAACACAAGCGGTTTCATTAGCTATTTTATTGATTGCATCTCCAACGGGGGCAACTTGGCAGTAATATTCTAAATATTTACCAGATTTAGTGCCAAAAGTAAAATCATTGGTAAGAAAGTTAAATAACAAAGGGCTATAGGCACTTCCTTTCTTTTTTAAGTAATTTAGAGCTATCTTCCTCTTAAAGTTTTCAAAAGCCATGTTTTATTATGTGGTGAGTAATAATTCATAGAAAACTAATTTCATCGGTTTAATTGGCAAGAAGTTATTTGTGAGTTATTGTATAAACCCCATTTTCATAGCTTACTTTTACTTCTAATTTTTCCCTTAGCTCCAAAATATCTTTCCATTTACCTTTTCCATAAAAGGCGGGATTAAGATAATAAACGCCCCTGCCTTCTCGGATAAGGATTTTGCTTTCAGAAAGTTTTGTAATGTATTGGTTTATTGTATTAAAACTTTTACCAAGTCTAATAGCAATATCTCTTTTGATGTAAGAATTGATAACAATCTTATTTCCATAACTCATGCACTTAATTAACTCATAAATCAAACCCTCTAAACCAGAAGGGAGATTTGATAAGTAGTTTATGTGTTTAATATAGATTTTGATGTAATCATCCTCACCAGCAATCGAATAGCTTTGAAAACTTTCTTTTTGATGAACTTCTCCATTTTCATCAACGAAGTTTGTGATTGTTTGGTTTTTAATTCTGCGAGCCATAGCATTTATTTTTAATTAATTAACCCCTAAAAACCTACCAAACAAAAACCTAAAATCAAGCCTTATTATGCGTGAAACAATTATACTTGTATATCCACAGTATATAAGTTGTATATCCACAGTATAATAGTTGTATATCCCCAATATACAAGTCAAAATGTTTCACAGAGCTGAAATAGGCACAGAGAGTAGGTTAAAAGGCATTTTAAAAAAAAACATTTTCCCATCTCTATTTTATTATGTTGTATTCGGTGTTCCAACAAACTGGGACAAAAAACAAATTCAATCCAGTTTCATTATTAGCTTTTGAAAAAGGTTTAAATGCAAAAATTTTTAAAAAATTCCAAATGAGATTTTAGAAAATAAAAAAAAAGAAAAATCAGTTTTAAAAAGAAGGGGGTAAGAAGAGTTTTTAAAATGTTTGATGGGTGATTGTGTATTTATTAGCAGAAAAGTGTTGTGTGAGGCTAAAAAGGGGGTTTGTGATTGTTTTATTGTGGTTGTTGAGTTGTGATTTGGGTTTGGTGATGATTTTTTTTAGAAATGGTTGGGATGGGTATTAAAACTAAGGGAGGGGGGGGTCGTCTATTTTTCAAAACCACCCCCCTATTTTACATAATCA